GCTGCAACTGGTTTTTCTGGTGTTGAAAAAATGAAAAAGAAAACATCACCAGCTTTAGCTAAAATATCTGCTAGCTGTAAAGCTCAGGCAAAAAAGAAATTTAAAATGTTAGTTGGTCAAGGAATTGATAAATTTTTGAGTAAACCAATAAAAAACAAACAAAATGAAAGTAACAGGAAAAATAGAAAACATACTTGATACAAAAACAGGTACAACTAAAGCTGGTAAAGATTGGAAAAAAACTTCTTTCTTAGTTAAAACAGATGAAGAATACAACAACTTATATTGCTTTGAAATCTTTGGTGAAGAAAAAGTAGATAAATTTCTTCAATACAATTCTAAAGGCGATGTAGTTGATGTTGAATTTAACGTAATAACAAATGAATGGAAAGGTGTTTATTATACTGCATTAAGTGCGTGGAAGGTATTTAAAGCTGACATTAATAAACAAGAATATACAATAGAAGTAGTTCAAGAACAACCAACAGTTGAAGAAGAAAGCGACTTACCCTTTTAAATATAAACAAACTATAAAACTATTAAATGATGAAGGGTTTAAAATCGCTTTCAAATCTTATACAAGAATTAATAATTGAAGGATATACTATACCTGAAATAGCTGAGCAATGGGGGTTTGAATCTACAACTATTGCTGGTGCGTTTACACCATCTAAAAAAGGTTTTAAGTATATTGATTTTGAACAACCTAAAGAAG